TGGTTATGCGTCATGAAGGATGGCACGCTGCACAAGATTGTATGGCAGGAACGATTGATAACAGTCTGATTGCTATCATCAAACCAGAGGATGAAGTTCCTATGATTTGGCGTGTGCTAGCAGAACGCACCTATCCTAAGAATGCAGTGCCATGGGAAGCAGAAGCAGGTTGGGCAGGTCGTACTGAAAACATGACTATGAATGCTCTTGCTGCATGTGCTGGTGGTAAGATGTGGGAAGTTTATGAACCTACTGCTCTCACTAGAAAGTATCTTGTAGACTTCGGATACATTGACGAATAAATAATTGACGTAAGGATAAAGTATAACCATGCCAATTGACGGTATTATTAATGAACCTACTATCAATTTTGTTGGTAAGGATGGATTCTACTGGTGGGTTGGTGAAGTAGAAGATAACCAAGATCCTATGGAACTCGGACGAGTAAAAGTTCGAGTTCTTGGATACTATACTAATGTAAGAGGTGGAACAACTGCCGATCTTCCTACGGAAGCACTACCATGGGCAACTGTACTACAACATACCTCTCAACCAGGTAATGATGGTCAGGGAGAAAGTTCTGGACAGTTGCAACCAGGTGCAATTGTTATGGGATTCTTCATGGATGGAGAAAATGCTCAAATGCCCATTGTTATGGGTGTTATGCGAGTCGATAAATCCCCTGAAACTAATGATAAGAATGTTTTTGCTTTTACAGGCGAAACTATGGAACCAGGTAGCACTGGTCATGTAAATCCAGTCTTATATAATCCTGCAGATCCAACTTATAGTGTAGTCAACGATAGAGGTAATCAAGGTAATAAGTCAAGAAACTCTACTAATAATAGTGTTCCTATTCCTGGTGCTACAAAAACATCACCTGTTAATGGTCCAGGAGCTCCTGGTACAAGTCTTGCACAAAAAGTCGCTGGTAGTTCTGGCAATCCAGGAAAACCAAAGACTGTAACGGAACCTATTCCTGCTGCGAATGGTGTTGGCGGACCTTGGAAGACGTTGGAGTATCAACTATCTTATCTTGTAGAAGACATTGCAAATCATGCAGCTAACTTAGTTAAAGCAGAAGATGGTGACTTTTTAAATATTGTTACAGGCAAACTTGTTAGTGCAAAAGCACTAACTGCTAAGATGCAAAACTTTTTAGGTGCTGTATTTGCTCAAATTGTTGCTGCAATTAGACAACAGATTAGTGCTCTTGCTGAACAACTAGAGTTAGTGAATCTTTTAGGTACGATTGGTGCAGGTATTCCTCTCGCTCTTACAACAGCAATTCAGGCAGCAGTCGTTGTTATCTTAAAAGCATTGTGTGTGGTCGATAATCAATTGATCGGCATGGTTCAAGATCCTATTGGAGCACTAACTTCAGTCTTGGATTCATTTTTGGATGGTTTGATTGATAAGGCAGCAATGGTTGTTCAAAGTGTACAGGACATTGTTAATAACATTGTCTGTAGTGTACAGTCTGTGCTGTCTACTATGCTGTCTGTAGTTGATACTGTAAAGGGTATTGTTGCAGGATACGAACAAGCAACTGAAATTATAGATGCATGGCAAGCAGGTTCTGAAATCTTTGCTGCAGGATTTGATGGTCTTGTGAATGGTATTACAAGTCTCACAGGTCTTATTCAATTATTCATTAAGTTTATTCCTACTGGTTGTGGTAGAAGTGCTGATGGTGGTAAAGATACTGTTGGTTGGTATCCTTTATATGGTGTAACTCATTGTACAGATGAAGAACTTGCTAGTATTCAAAAGATTTTAGGTACTGATAGGGGAATGAAATCTTGTGGAGATGCTTTTGGTGCTGGTACTCTCATAGATTCTATCTTAGAAAAAGCAGATCCTTATCTAGTTTCTGCAAAAACATTTTTAGATGGTGCCTATGAATTGCATGTTGGTACTCCTGGTCGTCAAGCAAGTGTTGTAAAAAGTGCTAGCGGCACTACACATACCTCTACAAATATTAATCAGAAGGCTGCTGCTGAATATAATGCAAGGTCACAAGCACAAAAAGCAAATCCTAATATTTCTCCTGAAGAACTTGAGAAAGTAGTATCTCAGTATACAAAAGATTCAAACTCTGGTAAAGGGGATACTGGTTCATTAATTGCTGATGATGTCAGTTACGCAGGAAACATAACCGCAGCAGTTGCTGGTGATGATTGTAAAGTTGTCGATAATGATTACGTTAGAACTATTAATGGAGATTATTTCTTAAAAGTTACTGGCAACTGTCATCTTGAAGTTGGTGGTGGATTCTTCTTGTCTGCTGAGGGTGCTCCTCGAATGGTAGATAAGAATGGGAAAGAAAATTCATCAGGACAATCGATTCAGAAGCATACTGTGCGATTTGGTTCTGACCTTGATTTGAATGTTTCTGGTGCTAGATTGAACATGCAGTCGGCAGAAATGGATCTTCATGCAAATAAGCATCAAATTTCTGGTGCGGTTCTAGATAATAGTTGTTCCAAGCAGACTTATGCTGCTGGTGAACTTACCCTGGCAGGGGACAGTACAATCAATATGTCCACAACACATTTAACACAGTTGATTAATACTCCACCCAATCCATTGGCAGCAAAGGTTGGTATTACTACAGTCTGTGCAGGATCTATTATTACAACACAGATTCCTGGAGCATTGAATGGTGTTGATACTGTTCCTACCAACTCGATTATCATTGCAGCAGGATCGATTACTCGACAGTGTGGAGCAGGGGGATATAACTTAAACGTTGCTGCTGGTGCATATGTTTGTAATGTTGCCGCAGGTGCATGGACAACAACCGTTGCTGCTGGTGCTGTAACCCTCACTGCTGGTGCAGGTGCCATGGCATTAACTGCTGCTGCTGGCATTATGCAACTGACTGCTCTGACAATCAAACTGAACTAACCCTTGACACCTTGCCTCAGACCTGCTATACTACATAAGTAGTCAGGAGTTCGCATGAGCACTAATCTCGCACATGTCTTTGTCAACTTTTCAAAACGGTCTATCAACATCGTAGACGATGAAGGATATGATAAAACTGTAAACTGGAAATGGGATGAAGAAGGTTCTGAAGGTTTCTCTGAAACAGTCAGTGAGATTGAAGATATTCTTGATGCTGATATGATCACTTATTGCTTTGCTGTAAAATGATTGGACCTATTGGAGTCACACTTCAACAGGCAGAAGATAATTTTGAGTTTCTTTTAGATCTCACAGATAATCAACATGTTTGTTGGAAAATTACTCGTCCTGATGGAAAGTCTGTAATGATGGTTCCTGTAAATGAAGTCTCTCCTATTCCCGATGAGATTCAAACTCAGGTAGATGAATTTCAAAAGCAATTTATGGAAACTAATGAGACCTGAAACTCGTGAATCAATGGAAAACCTTTGGTCAGCAAAATGGAACTTACCAAAGGCAGCAAGAAACTGTAATCTGACAGATAAGGAGATGAAAATCACCTTTAATGAGTATTGTGCTTTTCATCCTCCTACCTGGGAAATTGGTAATACCAAACAAATTGGTATCCTTTGTATTGATGGGAGTGTGGCGGAATCGGTAGACGCACCAGACTTAAAATCTGTTGACCAATAAGGTCGTGGGAGTTCAAGTCTCCCTACTCCTATATACCTGGGGGAGTACAAAAGATCTGCATGTAGAAGCAGCGCCCCCAATCAACGCCTCCGTAGCTCAGTGGTAGAGCAGGGCTTTTGTAAAGCTCAGGTCGCAAGTTCAAATCTTGTCAGAGGCTCTCAATCCTCTATAGCTCAGTTGGTAGAGCAGGTGACTGTTAATCACCCTGTCCCTGGTTCGAGTCCAGGTGGAGGAGTTAGTAAAAAATATATTATGAATTACAATTATCCTCTGTACGCACCATATTGGAAGGTTGACCTCTTTCATAAATCATGGTATAGTACACTCAGTTCTCTTTTTAAGATGATCAATGTCAAAGACAACGAAGACGGTTCGTTCGTCATCGAATGGGATGAAAACGACGAAGCAGAAAGTATCTTCAACGACTGGACCAAAGAGGACTTCACAAACTTCCTCCGTTGGGCAGCAGAAGAAGAACTCAGTAAAGACACAGAAGAATCTGGAGAAAAATCTGGAGAAGATGGAAACTCCAAAGAAGCGACTCCGAAAGACTGGGAAGACTTCTGGCACGGTCCAGAAGCAAATAAAGGTAAAGGTAGTAAACTCTCGTAAAAAAGATTTGTTCCCTTGGGTCGAAACTTTTCCATACTTCATGCAAGACATGAGTGAGAATAAAAAGTGTTGGTTTACCTGTGAAGAACATGCTGAGAAGTATGTAAATAGATACAATTGTAATTACAAACTTTATTTTTATACTGGAAAATGACTAAGAAAACATTTAAGAGTAAAAAAGATGCTCAGTGGGAGTATGAAGAAACTCCTGAAGTACGTGCAGCAATTGCTCGTCTGCACAATGACATCCGTAAACGCAACTTAAAAGATGAAGATGATCGACTAGGTTATGACACAGGATCTAAGTAAGTATGAATTCAACGGTCTTGAACGTCTCCCTGCTAACATACTAAGATTGATTAGTGAGTTAGAAGGTTCATATCAACTCTGTAAATACATGGGGTTTGAAGAAGATATGAACACGCTTAATGACATGAAAAAGCCTTATTACAAACTTTATTTCAAAACGTTAAAAGAGCAAAAAAATGAATGATTTGATCAACGAATACTGGACACGAACTCAAAAACCAGAAACTGAGGAGACTATTGATGTTGATTGGACTGCTGAATACAGCAGACAGAGAAAGGATCGTATGCACGATGCCATTGAAGATTATCTAAATGATGATAGAGTTGATGCACGAAGAGCATACGAAGAGATGCTATCTTGTATAGATAATACGATTCAATATCACAAATCAAGTCAGGAAAAGGCAGTTGAACTCAAAGAACTCATGCTCGGACACAGACCAATGGAGTCTCTCCATTCCTTCTCACTTGGAAGTTGAATGGGAATCATATATTGATGTGTGTGCATCTTTTGGTATAGAACCTAATAAACGAAGATTTTTGAGATACAACGAATTAGTTCCGTATAAATAACCTTGTAGCAAATCGTGTGATTATTCGTGGGAACCAGAAAAATTTCTCAGTTGGATACAATCTCAGATGCAAATGTATCGGGAGAAGCAATTCTGCCCATTGTAGTATCTGA